CTAACGCCTCGGCCGCCAGCCGGACGGCAAGGAATTTATCCGCATCTCGTGCATGATGCCGGACACGGCAACGCGCCAGTACACATCGGACAAGCCGGGTTTGTCCTGCTCCCTCGCCTTCGGATACGCAAGCGAAACAATGATTTCCAGCGGATCGCGGCCGCATTCCTCCGCAATTTCCAGCACGAACGCAAGCGGCAGTTTCAGACGGCCGCTGCGGTATTGGCAGATGCGGCTCTGGCTGACGTGCCAATGGTTGGCCAGTTTGTAGTCGGAACGGATATTTTTGTACCTTTTGAACAAATCCAGCCATTGCGCGGCGTTTCTCATGGTAAAACAAAGCCTTACATAACGATGTAAGGCTTATTTTACGTCGGCGGCATACAGGCCGCTACGTTCGCGGATGCTAACGGTGCGCGGGCGGTTTTTCAGACGGCCTTTTCCTGTCTTTTTCCATGACAAAGGTGAGGTAGTCTTCATCTCGGACTGCTTCTATCCCCTTCTTGATTAGTAGGTTGAGAATCTCGGTTTCTTTAAAGCCGGATTTAGTTAAAACGACGGCGCGGACAAATTCTTCGCGCACTTTTTCCCAAATCTCATCTTGTATGTGCTTGCTCGGCATGTGGCCTCCTTTCAATTTACGCATTTTCTAAGAAGCTACACTTTCTGCTATTCGGTGTAAATATTTCTTAACTTTATATAATCTGTGAATTTAAGATTACGCCAATTATATATTTTCTTAGAAAACGTAAGAAAGCCAGCCATGAAGCAATCCAGCATGTACCCCCGCGCTATGGACATACTCAATCCCGAATTGGGTGAAGTTGTCGTATTTGAAGAAGGCAATGCCGTGTTCTACGTTTTGTACCCGCGCTTTGTAGAAAAAGTCTGTCTAGGCTCTGTGGCAGATTACTGCTGCGAGTCTTGGCATTGCTTCGTATCAGGCGGCGTTGCTCCGGGTTTCAGCAAAACGGAATTTTCCTTGCTTTCCGAACGTGGCCGCGATGTTTATCGCCGTGTGTGTCTGCGCCGCGAAGAGGAAGCCGCGAGGGGGCTTTTGGTATGAGAACGGCCGCCTGCACTTCTTCCCGCAACTCGGCCGCCCAAGCGGTATTTAACCCCCCCACTAGTAACACGGGGGGAACTGGCAAGGCAGAGGGGTGGGATTTAAACGGAAGAGCTGCCGCATCGGTAAGCGAATCTTATGAACACGTCATCAGGACAAACGGCAAGACAAAAACCATCCCGTTAAAACGCGGCAACGGCAAGGCTGCTTTTATCGACTATCTGACAATCGTGTTCAGGGATTCCGTATTTAAGGAAATGGCCGAATGGGAAGCTGATTTATATACCACCTACCGCGCCAAGCCGCAGGCCGAATGTATCGGCGGTGATTGGCTGCTGGACAAGGGAACAGGCCGGACATTCCAAATCGGCGCAAGGGGTGCAAGCAAAATCTGCCGCGTCTATGAGAAAGGCAAAGAACAGGGCGATTCGCAAAGCCCGTGGGTGCGCGTGGAAGTCCAAATGCGCAATCGTGATTATCTGCTGCTGCCCGATATGCTTGTAGAGCCGGGCTCTTATTTTGCAGGTGCTTATCCTGCACTTGAATTGCTGGCCGCCAAATATGGAGAAACGCCGTCTAGGGCGGAAGTCAAAAAAAAAATTGAAGAAATTTCAGTAGAACACGTAATCAAATACGCGTCTATGCAGTGCGGCCGCGCCATCGTCATGCTTGAAGAATACGGCATGGATGACAAAACGATTAAAGAAGTTCTGAAAGACGGCAAAAAGGAAATGCCGCGCCGTCTGAAAAAAGAAGCCTTTGACTGCGGCCACCTTGTGATCAGGCAGATTCATGAGCGCAGACGGCAGATCAAATCCGAGCGCGAATTAAATGAACTGCGCACAAAAGACAACGCGCCCGAAAGAATGCAGACGCCGCCGCGTCCTGCTCCGGTGCGGAAATATTCCAGCATGCAGGATTTTTTGAAGGAGAAAGAACGGCTGGAAAGAATGGCCGCAAAAGGATTCAGCCGTCTGATTTACAAGGCGGAAACGGAAATTGAACGCGAAGCCATCAGGCGGGACAGACATGCTTGGCTGCGCATCAAGTGCCATCAGGAAACGGGCGAGGCACGCGCGGATTATGTGGAAGTCCTGAAAGAATATCTTGAAGAGCTTGATTGGGCACGCTATGCAACGCCTTCATGGCTGCTTAACCCCAAATTCACCCCATTACCGATTACCGATTCCGAACAGCCGGCGGAATAAGTAAAGCCCCGCCCTGCCCCGTCTCGGCGGGCAAAGTAAACCGGCAATTAACCGACCAAATGGAGTAAACAAAATGCCAGTAATGACGCTGCGAAAAGTAGCTTGGAATAAAGGTGTAACCGATAACGGTGTGGAATACGACTATACCCGTATTACCTGTGAGATTCCGATTTACGAAGGTTCGCCCAAGGAATTCGGAGTAGAAACCTTTGAGCTTGAATACGGCCCCGAATCCCGCCATCACGAACTGATGCATCTGAAAGGCAAATTGCCCGTTCAAGTGGAAATTGGCTACATGGAAGCCAAAAAAGGCAAAAACCTGATTCGCGTCGTGCAGTCCCTGCGCGTGCTGGATGATCCGAAAGACAAAAAGACATCCTGATTTCAAGGGCTGGCCGTCTGCCTTTGAACGGCGGCAAATCGTTTAACTTAACCATAAAGGAAACATGTTATGAAAAACATCCTGAAAAAACACGGCCTCAAAGCCGTATTCGTGGCCGCTCCGCTGGCTCTTGCGCAACAGGCTTATGCCGCCGTACCTACCGAAGTAACGCAGGCACTGACTGATGCGAAAACCGATTCTGTATCCGTTGCCGGTATGGTGCTCGGAATCAGCATTGCCATTTTTGGCGTGATGATTCTCAGCAGATTCTTTAACCGGGGTTAGTCGGGTTGAGCCGGTCGGGTTTCCGGCCGGTTTTTTCTTTCAGGGGTGAAAAATGGCAATTGATGTGATAAGGCAGCAAATGGCGGGTATTTTGTCTGATGTCGGTGTAGTCGGCTGGCTTGTTTTGGGTATTTATGCCGCCCTTTTCGGTGTCAAGGTTATTTTGAGTATCCGCGAGTTCAATATTAAAAAACGCAACCGTAACAGACGGGCGCGGGAAAAAGAGATCAGAAGGCTGCGTAGCGATATTTCATACAGCCGCCGCATGCGCTTTTATGAGGCGCGCACCAACTATTACAACAGGCGGGCAAGGCTCTATTCAGGCCGTCGCGGAAGGTGGTAGGCCATGGGCTATCAAATCGGAAATGTCTGCTATGCGGACAAACAGGATGCCGAAAACGCCCATTTCAGCCAGGTTCTGCCCGTTTTGACGGCAGACGGAAAAATCCTGCAAATGAACTATCAGGGCGGGCAGTGGGCATATAACGGCGTGGCCGTTCATGCGGATTTTCCGCAATGCGATCAGCGGCGCAATCTTGAAGACGGCATGTTGCTGGGCTGGCTGGTTTTCGCAATCGCTGCTTCCGTGTGGGGGCTTCGCATATTGGTAAACAGACTGCGCGTGCGCTAGGGGGTTTTATGCTGGATTTTTGGTTTCAGCTTGGTTTTTCCGTTCCGCTGATCTGCATGTGGATTCTGTTCAAGTAAGCGCGAAGGCAAAGGGCGGCAGAGTGCCGGGGCGGCGGCGGCGGAAATGAACGTGTGAATGTACGCCGCCGCCGCCCCGGCACGATGGCCGCAGAAAGCCGGATTGCGCTTATAGGTGGAATCCCGAATATAAAGGCATGATATGAAAAAATTTTTATTGGTTTTACTGCTGTTTCCGCTCTGGGCGGCGGCGCAGAATATCGTTCAGTTTACCGGTGGTAATTACATATTTGCCGAAGACGGCAAATTGATTTTTAATATTGAGCATAGTGATTTTGAAAGCCGCAATTGGGTTTATGACGCTAAAACGGACAAAGTTAAAACTTTGTTTTATCAGCGGATGGATTTTAAAACCCGTAACAGCAGTAATTTTCATGCATATGAAATGGCGCAGGTCGATCAGAATGGCGGTCGTTTTCAGAAGGCTGTTTACAATCCCTATGCAAACGGCGGTTATCGGGCGCAAAAGGTGTTTTGGCCGGTTGTGTGGCAAGGTGCGGTTAGGCTTGGCGGTATGTTTATTCCTCGTTTTGCCGCGCGTGGAATTGCCGCTTGTATGGCCAATTTGACGTGTAGAAGTTGGGCGGCTTCGGCTGCAGGTCATGCTGCCGGATTATGCGCTTTGGCTTATTCAGGTGCAGTTTACAATATGCCTTTTGGATTTTGTGAAAGGGCGAAAGAAGGCGGGTTTGAGAAAAACGGCAAGGGTGAATTTGAGCGGCCGGCGGGTGGTTTGTCTTGGGAAGTTCAATATTATGAATACCCTTGCAATGGTTCGTGTACGCCGAATCAGAAGATTGTTTATTATGATAATCAGGATGCTGCCGATTTTGCAAAAGAACAGATGGCGGATTTTTATAGGCAGGCGAAGTTTTCAGATTGTCAACCGCATGAAAGAAGGTATGAAAGCGGCCCTTATCGCGGATTTGTTGAGGCGGCCGGGTGTCAGTGGCATGAATTTAGGATTGTGCCGAAAGAGGATAAAGAGCCGCAGCCTATGACGATTGTCGATATAGAAGACTTTGTTATTAAAGATATTAAGAAAAATCCGAACGATTGGGCAAACGATAAAGGGGAAATTGGCAAAAAAGTCCGTGAAGAGATCCAACCGACGCGCGGCGATATAGATACTAAAGGTGGCACATTGTCGATTGTCGGCGATGTGTATCGGGATAATAACGGGCAGGCAAAGCAGGAATTGATTAATGTGGATGCTCCGTCTGATTGGCAAACGCCGAAGGCAGGCGGCAAAGTCGGTGAGCCGTCGCCGGGTGAGTCCACTACTTCAAACAATACTAGCGTTGTCATTAAGGATCGGCCGGATTTGGAAAGCGAGTCCAAGCCGTCGGCGGGTAACGATCCGAACAACGGCAAAGGTTCGGGCGGTAAGTCTGGCGGCAGTTTGGGTGACGGCAATTCCGGCAAGGAAGGCGGCGGGCAGGAAGGCAAACGCTGTGAAGCAGGTAGCGATCGTTTGGAATGTGCCCAAATGGGTGATGTGGATCAGGGGCAGGGCTTTGATATTCCGGGTGTGGAAGATGGGACGACATGGAAACCGGATGAGTTTTTGCCGCGTGGTGGAACATGCCCCGCGCCCCGGGTGGTTTCTTTGATATTGGTCAATCGCACTTATGAAATCAAATATGATCCGATTTGTGATTTTGCTTCAAAAATTCGTGGTCTGGTGGTCGGTTTTGCCGTGTTGACGGCGGGTTTCATTATGTTTGGTCGTCGTTCCGGATAGTGGAAGGGTAGATTATGAAATTTCTGATTGGAAAATTACAGGGGCTTTTAAAGTGGTTCGGCGGTAGTATTCTGACGGCTCTCGGTGTGTCTTTTGTAACATATAAGGGCTTTCAGTGGGGTTTGGATAGTCTGAAAGACTATTTTTCGCGCAGCGTGGATAGTTTGCCTGCCGATGCTTATCAGCTTTTTATGATGGCGGGCGGCGGTTATGCGGCAGGGATTATTTTCGGTGCGTTTGCGTTCAATGTAACTCTTTCTGCTACTTCTAAATTGTCGTTTGGCAAAGGGGGTAAAAAATGATTATTTTGCAAACAGGTGTGCCTGGTTCGGGTAAAACGGCTTCTGTCGTTGATATGCTGATGAATGATGAGACGTATACCCATTTTACCGATAAAGACGGCGAAAAAAAGGAACGGCCGCTGTATGTGAACGGTGTGAATGAATTGAGGTTGCCGCATAATGAGTTAACGGATGACGAGATTAGGGCGCAGCCTTTGCAGGATTTTTTGCCGTATGGCTCTTTGGTTGTAATTGATGAAGCGCAGCGGCTGTTTCCGCCCCGCTCTGCCGGTGCGAAAGTGCCGCACTATGTGGAAGGTCTGGCTACACATCGGCATCATGGGTTGGATATTGTCTTTATCACGCAAGATCCGTCTTTTTTGGACAATTTTGTCCGCAAGCTCGTAGGCCGTCATGTGCATGTTAGGGTTTTGACAATAGGGCGTAAGTTGTTTGAGTGGACAAAGTGCGAAGACAAGCCTGATTCGCCCGGGGCTTTGTCGCTGGCGGTGGAACGTTCGTTTAAACTGCCTAAAGAAACGTTTGATATGTACAAATCGGCGGAGGTTCATACAAAGCCCGGCCGTCGGCTGCCGCGTATTTTTTATTTCATGATTTTGTTTTTGCCTGCCCTGCTCGGCTTCGGTTATTGGACTTACGGCCGAATTCATACCCGTTTTTTTGGCGAAGAGGAAAAACCCGCCGCAGTGGCGCAGGAATCGGCGCAGACGGCCGCCGCAGGCGGCGTCAATACCTCTGCGCCTTCACGCGGTGCAAGTCCTTTTCCTGCCGCTTCTGACGGCCGTATTTCGCAAACTCTCGAACCTGCCATGTTCGTGCCGTCCATTCCCGAAAAGCCGGAATCCAAGCCTCTTTATGACGGACTGCGCCAAGTGCGCCAGTATGAGCGCGTGGCCGCCTGCATCGAAGGTGGCAAAAGCGGCTGTACCTGTTATTCCGACCAGGCGACAAAGCTCCGTGAGATACCGGAAGCAAAGTGCCGCGACTACGCGCAAAACGGCCTGCCCTTCGATCCCTTTCGCGAGCCGTTGCGGGAAGTGTTCGGCGGCGAAGTGGGGCAGAATGAGGCAGCGGCCGGAAGTTCAAGCGGCGGTTCGGTGCTGGCCTTGTCCGGTCGGGACAAGTATTTGCCGACGCCGAAATTTGGGGACGGGCCGTCGGCGCAGTAAAATGTCTGCTTTTTAAGGGTTGAAAATGAATCAGTGTGCGCCTTTTTTATCTGGTATTTTGAAGATGATTGCTTATGCCTTTTGCATGGTCGGCCTGTTTATTCTGTTTTTTCCTGCGGATCAGGAAAATCCGCGTCATAAGTGGTTTATTTACGCAAAGTCTTTTTCGGGCGTCGGGTTGTTTTTCGTCGCGTTGTACCTGTACTTTTTCTGCTGA